TATCCGGCTCGGTGTGAACGGTTCCTCGTTGCACCTGACCGCATGGCTGACCAAGGCTGGAGAGGAGATGGTCGCATGATCACGACGTACGACGGCAGTCTGCCGCTGGAGGGCATCGGCCCTGACCATGTGGTGTTCCTGGACATTGACGGGGTGCTGGCGAACACGCGGCACCGCGAGCACCACGTAGAGCAGATCCCGAAGCAGTGGGGGCTGTTCTTCGACGCGATGCCTGATGACACGGTGCACCCCGAGGGCAAGGCGCTCTACAACGCGCTGGTGGCCACCGGAGCGACCATCGTCTACCTGACGGGCCGCAACGAGCACTACCGGACGCACACCGCGTCCTGGCTGTTCTCGAACGGGTTCTCCCTGAAGTGGGATCTCGTGATGCGTCCTGCGGGCTTCTCGATGCCGCTGGCGCGCTGGAAGCGCGAGGTGCTGCATCTGGCCACGGGCAAGGAGTCGTTCTCCTACATCTGGCCGTGGTGGTCGGCGGGCTTCCCGCTGGGCGGGGATCCGTCCCGCGCCCTGGTGACCGATAGTCATGTTGTGATCGTGGACGACGATTCCAGGGTCATCCAGGCGGCTGAGGATGCTGGGTACTCCGCGCTGCAAGCGGGGTGGCAACCCAAGCACCCGGGGCTGGTGAACACGACGACGACGTGAGAGGTGACCAGCATGGTGACGGGAATCTACAGTCCTACTGATTGGGAGAAGGTTCTCGCCCTGCTGGTCAACGTCGGGTTCGACGTGGTGACCGCCGACAGGTTCTCCGGTGAGATCGTCGTGCGGGTGAAGTGATGCTGCTCCTGACTCGGGATGTGGTGTCCACTGTCTGGCGGGCGGTCTTCGGGTGCTTCCCGCTGCCCCACCGCTGGATCATCTGCTGCTTCCAGCGGGAGCCGTACCACTTAGAGTGCCGGGAGATCTGCGAGCGTTGCGGCAAGGTCAGGATGCTCAACTTGACATAAGGCAACCTGGGGGCTTACGATGGAGGGGCAGGGCCACGGAGAGTCCTGCAGAAGGAGACGGAGATGCAACCACCTACAGTGCTAGACGAGTTCCAGGGAGTCAAACTCCTGTCCTACACCTACCCCCAGGGTGAGGTGGTCTACCGCGTGATCAAGGGCCGCAGCGTGCTGGCAATGACCAGGAACTACGCCAAGGCTCAGGACGTGTTCGGTGACGCGATCAACGGGGTGCGTTTCGGTGGTGGTTCCAAGTGACCACGATGAACGTCCCGGTGCCCTTCGAGGGCACTCAAGATCAGAAGCGCGCCAACTTCGCCACCCATCGCTTCATGTGGGGCGACGACATGGGCGAGCGGTGCCTGAACTGCGACTGCAAGCCGTGGCACAAGGCTGCGGAGTACCCCTGTGGCCAGGAGCCGCCTCGGATGGATGTGGAGGTCGGCTGATGGTACAGAAGGTCGTAGAGATGCGTATGGGTCGCCAGCAGTCCTACAACCGCCATCTGGTGAACGAGGCTGCGAACGAGGTGTGTGGGCTGGCGTACGAGAAGGTGCGCCCCCACTACCGCGCCAGCGATCTGACCATGCTGGGAGCCGCCGCGCAGATCGTGATGGAGGCTCCCCGCTGGACTGATGACATGAAGGTCGCGGTGCTGCGCCGCGTCGAAGAGAAGATCACGAAGGACGGGTGGGAGTAATGACCGAGATCGTTTACACGCATGTCGTGAACATGGACGTTGCTGCACTCAAGACAAAGACGATGGGCACCACCAAGTTCGGCTGGTGCCTGGACGGTTACCACGACGACTGCTGGGTGACCAACGGCGAGCAGGTTTGCTCCTGTCCTTGCCACGGGGAGGCGAAATGACCACGATGATGAAGGCCAAAGACCTCAAGGCTGATATCGACTGGACGGTGCCTGCCGACCAGGGTCGGTACGCCGGGATCTCCCAGTTCCTCTCCGAGGCGTGGGTGGCCGAGCCGAAACTGGACGGGGTGCGCTCCAAGATCGTGGTGGGCGCTGAAGACACCCAGGTCAGCACATGGCGGCGCGACGTGTCGGGGAACTTCCCCCACATGGCGGCGGTCGCAATGGCTGATCTCGCCGGGACGGTGCTGGACGGTGAGATCATCGCCCCGGTCACCAAGACGCAGAGCCTGCTCAACGCCAGCGTGGCGCTGACCAACAGCAAGCCCGACAAGGCCGTGGCCACGCAGAAGGTGATCGGCCCCGCCCAGTTCTGGGCGTTCGACGTGCTGCAGGTGGCTGGCCGGGACATAACTGGCTGGTCGCTGGAGCAGCGCCGTGCCGCGCTGGAGACGGTGGTCAAGGTGCTGAGCCTGACGTTTCCTGATTGCGAGATCCACCTCGTGCCGCAGTACGAGCCGAGCGTGGAGGTCATCGAGGCCAGCATCGACAGCGGGTTCGAGGGCGTGATGCTCAAGAAGAAGACCGCTGGCTACCAGTACGGCAAGCGCAGCGACGGCTGGCTGAAGGTGAAGCGGTACTCCACTGCCGACGGGTTCATCGTCGGCTACAAGCCCGGAGCCAACGGGCGCAGCGGGAAGGTCGGCTCGGTGGAGGTCGCCGTCACTGATGAGAAGGGCGCACCGCTGGCGGTTGCCAGCCTGGGGAACCTCGATGAGGAACTGCAGGACGCGATGAGCGCCGAGGACGGCAGCCTGAAGCAGGAGTGGTACGGGGTCTGCGTGGAGTGGCTGGCTCAGGGACTGAACAAGAACGGCAGGGCGCGTCACGCGCACCTCGTCAGGATCCGTCCCGACAAGACACCCCAGGACTGCACGAAAGACCAACTTTCGGTCTTCGCTCGGGTATGATCCTGGACGGAGGGGCTCCCTTCCCTCTCTCCTTGTAGGTTGGTGTTGGTGGCGGTGAAGCGCCGGGATTCAACTTCCCGGCGCTTCACCCGTATAAAGGGATGTGCCCACTACGAGGACGCGAGGTCGTTGCGCCGGATGCGGCAAGCAAGGATCCATCCCCGCGATGAAGACACACGTCGCCTCGTGCCCTGATTACGTGCGGCTCTACAGGAGCGATCCGGCTTCGGCGCTGGATCCCGGCCCCGAGTTCGAGCGGTGGGAGAAGTTCGAGCAGGAGCAGGAGAAGGCTGCAGCCCGGGAGGACAGGATCGGGAAGTTGATCGACGGCAACGAGCGCAAACTGCAGGCAGCCCGGGAGCGGTGGAGGACACCGAAGGACATTCTCGAATGAGCGGCGCAGGCGTCTGGGGCAAGTACCCCGAGGGCCGGATCCCGTTGGAGTTCTCGTGGACTTCGTACCGCTCTCAGCGGCTGCGGGCGGCGCAGCGTGCCAAGTTGGACGCTGTGTTCCTGGGGAAGGTCTTCGAGGTCGTGGAGAAGATCGACTGGACGGGGACGGACAAGAGTTTCCACACGCCCATCGGTCACAAGGGCATCCGTGGATACCGTCTCGTGGAAGTCGCTGACCCCTCCAACGAGGTGTTCTTGGGGGAGCGCACGCTGGCGTCGGCAAAGCAGTGGTACGAGATCGTGGACAACTTGCAACACGATCCCTGAAATGCCCTCCGAGGGCGGTTACAGGCTGTAGTGTAGCGACTACCAAAGCGGGGTGCGGGGTGTGAATCGTGGGAGATGGGAGACGGAGTGAGCCGACATGTTGTACCTGATTCTTATGAGCAGTTGTTCCTGGAATACTGGGACTTCACGGTCAACCTCGTGCGCAAGCACGGGATCCGTGAGTCGTCGTGTGAGGACGTGGCCCAGGCCATTCTCGCGCGGTTGTTCGAGCGTGACTTCCTGACGCTCTACGATCCGCAGAAGGTCACCACGCGCGGTGGCAGTCCACGGTTCGTGGCGTTCAAGTCGTTCCTGTCGGCGTCGGTGCTGCTGTACGTGCGGCACTACCGGGAGAAGCAGATGCTCGGGGACGTGCGTGAGCCCTTGTGGTGTGACGCCGAGTTGGAGTCGGGCGACTCCTGGGCCAGCGTGAACGCTCCTGCCGAGCCTGATCACACCGAGGCGGTGGAGCAGGATTTGGCGACCGAGGAGTGGTTCGCCCGGATGCGCCACCGGATGCGCAACCTCGGCCTCGATGGGTTCTTCGAGGTCGTCCACCACGTTGCTGAAACCACGGGCAAGGTCACCGTTGCCGCGCTGATGCGCGAGACAGGACTGGCGCGGCCCGTGGTTTCTTCGATGCTGGAGGCCGTGCGGACGGAGTTGTTGGCAGAGGCTGCCTGATGATCCCGATTGGCTTCGAGCAGGTGGTGCCCGCTGTCGTGGCGTCAGGAGCCCCTGTAACGCTTCTGATCGGCCCCGAGGGTATCGGCAAGGCAATGGCCGCAAAGGCTGTCGTGGAGCAGGCTGTGGCCCCGTATGACGCACGCTGGCTCCCTTCGTGCGGCGTGGGTGACGTGCGGGATCTGGGGCGGTTCGTGTCGGTGGCTAGTGCGACTGGACGCAAGATGGTCGGGCTGGATCTGGACGGCGCAACCGAGTCCTCGCAGCACGCGTTGCTGAAGATGCTGGAGGAGCCTCCACGCGGGGTGCGGTTCGTGCTGACCAGCAGTGGATCGTTGCTGCCGACGGTGCGCAGCCGTTCGGAGATCGTGGTGTGTCCTCCGCTGAGTTTCGATCAGGTCGTGCAGGTGCTGGTGAAGCATCACGGCTGGACGGTGCTGGCGGCTCGGCCAGCAGCGGCGCTGTCAGGAGGTCGGGTCAGCGTGGCCTTGGAGTGGGGCGACGTGACAGCCACCCGGATGCAGGTGCTCGGGGCGGTGAAGGCGCTGGGGACGGGGGATCGTGAGATCTGGACGCGGGCGGTGAAGGACTGGTCACCGGGGTGCAACGAGTTGTTCAAGGTCTGGGCTCAGGAACGGATTACAGGGCGCTGGACGGTCTTCTCTCCGAAGGACGAGTACGGGGTTCCGGTAAGCACCGCGCGCGAAGTGCTGCTGCGGCTGTCCCGTATGAAGGCGAGGGCGAAGGTCGCGATACACGCGCTGGATTCGCTGGTGAAGGAGAGCGCAGGATGGACGACGAGTTCGTTGGCCTGACCCACCGGGAGCCGATGACGGCCAAGTTCCGGTCACGGTGTCAGGTCACGCCTGATCACATGATCGAGCCGGGGCAGCGCATGGCTCTGGTGTTCATCGAGGGGGAGTCCGAGCCTTTGGGGTTCGGCTGCGAGATGTGTCTGGCCGAGATCCGGGACGCCCAGGCTGCAGCCCTGCGGAGGCGCTGAGTGGCGACGTACGCACAGTGGGCCAAGTCGCTGAAGACGCCCAAGGTGTCCTGGGTGTGCGGTGAGGACTCGGTGCTGGTGGAGGCGACAGTCGCTGATATCAAGCAGAGGATCTCGGCGCAGGCGCTGGACTCCGTGATGCTGGTGGCCGGGGAGGTTCCCGACGCCGAGATCTGGGCGGCACTGAATCAGTACGCGATGGATCCTGCAGCCCGCAGGTTCCTGCTGGTCAGGCAGGCGCAGAAGATCAAGGGCTGGGAGCAGTTCCAGTCGTGGCTGCAGCAGTCCCGGCAGATGCCCTCGATGTACGTGTGCTTCGTGTCAGCCGACGCCGACTTCCCGTACACCGAGCAGGACTCCAAGAAGGTGCTGGACACCCCGGTGGCGCAGATCAAGGGCCGGGGGGCGATTGTCCGGTGCGCCGGGACGGAGGCTGAGATCACCGCGTACGTGCAGTCCCGGCTGAAGATCACCTCCTCGGATCTGAAGGTGTTGCTGGTGCGCACGGGGTACAGCACGGCCCGGGTCAAGGATGTGGTCGGGAAGATCCTGGCGCTGGGCGTGCAGCCCACTGAGGATGTGATCCGGCGTCTGTGCGCGGAGAATGGCACCGAGGATGTGGTGGAGGCGTTGTTCTACCAGCGCAAGCAGGAGGCGCTGAGGATCGCCACACGGCTGGACAAGACCGAAGCCTCGAAGGTGATCGGGAAGTGCGCGGTGGTGCTGGACTACATGGAGCATCTCTACCCAGCGGTGCTCAGCGGATCGCCGTTGTGGGAGGTGGTGGCCCGGGGGTTCGTGCCCGACTACCCCGCGAGGCTCTGGTGGGGTGCGGCGAAGCACTTCGATCCGATTAGTAGGGAGAAGGCGCGCACCGCTCTGCTGGTTGCCGACCACGGAGCAGGTGTCGGCGGCGAGGGTGCTCTGGAAGCCCTGATTGGGCTCTGGTGAGAGGAGAGGCATGGCGCACTGGAAGGTCTACCGCGAGGAGTGGACTATCGGCTACGCGAGTCTGGCTCGTGGCGAGGCGGGACGGCAGGAGGCCCAGGCGTACCTTGACGAGCACTGTGGCGACATTGACCCCTCGAAGGTGACGCTGCAGGCGTCGTCCCCGGAGCCCCAGGACTGGCCCTGGTACGTCCTGGTACGAAAGCCCGTCCTCAAGGCCCACTTCAGCAACGAGCAGCGTGCTGTGGACTACGCCGAGGCTGTGGAGGGCACCATCGTGGAGGCTGACTCCGAGGACGAGGATGCTCTCGGGAGCCTCCAATGAAACTTTCTGCCCCCATCCCCGTATACGGAGTATCTTCGCCGCCGGGGTTGGGAGTAGTAGCGGGGGCTGAATGGGCGAAGGGTTGCGGGGGATGAGGACGACGGTGGGTGCGCGCTGGTCGGCGGGGCCGAGTGGCTGGATGGATCAGGCGGCGTGCCGGGAGTACCCGTATTTCTGGTGGGAGGCCGAGACTGGCCCGGAGGCACGTATGGCGAAGAGGATCTGCTGGGAGCAGTGTCCGGTGCGCCGGGAGTGCTTGCAGGCGGCGATGCTCGCGGAGCGGGGGGAGAAGGATTGGTTCCGGCAGGGGATCTGGGGCGGGTTGAGCGCGTATCACCGCAGGCTGATCGCGAGGGGTGATGCGCCGTATCCCGAGTCGATGCCTACGGATGCGCGGTATGAACGGATGCGGGGGCGGGGCCGGAAGGTGAAGGGTGAGGTCGATGCCTGATTTCGTGGTGAGTGAGCCAGCACCGGAGGAGCAGGAACCGGAGGCTGGTTGGGGTGAGCGGGTGGTGGGCCGGAAGGTCTTCACGGGGGCCGAGGACTATTCCCCGGTGAGTCTGGAGCCGAGGGACTCCAGTCCGGTGAATCAGTTCGATGGGGATCTGTGGTCGTTGGCCGACGGGTTGTACTACGTGTCGAACGGCACGGCTAACAGGGTTCCGAAGATGACGGTCAGCGCGACTGCTCCGGTCGGCGCTCAGAATGGGGATCTGTGGCTGGATACGGGGGATGTGGCGTTCACGGAGGTCACTCCGGTGTTGTCGGCGGCGACGACTTCTCCGACGGGCTGGAACAGTGCGGGTGGGTATTACCGGATGGGGCCGTTGGTGGTGTATCGGTTTCAGTTCGTGGCCACATCGTCGGTGACGGCGGGTACGGGTAACTACCGGATCTCGGTTCCGGTTGCGGCCAAGGAGCCGTCGTTGTCGATATCGCAGACGGCGGGCACGGTGGCGTGTTGGGACTCGAACGTGAATGCGCGTGCACTGGTGACGGCGATCTTCATGTCGGGGATCGGGGATCCGACGTATTTCGAGGGGCGGTATAACTCTACGTGGCCGGGGGGCACGAATACTCCGTTGCAGCCGGGAGGCCCGTTCACCTGGGCTGACGGGGATCAGATCTCGGGAACGATTGTGTACGAGGCGGCGGTCTGACCCGTATTAGTAGTGGGACTGTAGGGCACTGCAGCGTACTGGACGGCACAGGAGATCACGTTGGTTGACGACGGTCAGCGCAACTACGGGCTGGTTACTGATATCGCCAGCCTGGAGAAGTTCGTGGACAGGCTGTTGGCCGCAGGCGATCCGGTCGGGTTCGATATCGAGACGGGGTATCGGGGCGACAGCCGGGAGAAGGCGAGTCTGCACCCCGAGGATCCGGCGAGCATGGTGGTGGGGTTCTCGTTCACGAACTCCACGCAGTGGGCCAGATACGTCCCGCTGGCGCACGACTCAGGGCCGAATCTGGATCCGGTTGAGGTGGCCCCGGTGCTGTGGCGGCTGTTGTCCTCGGGGCTGGCGGTGGCGCAGAACTGCAAGTTCGAGGCGCGGTGGATGGCGCGGTTCTTCCGGGAGTTCCTGCCTGACAGCGAGGAGGTCGCGCAGACCGACGGCTACACCCCGTGGGCCTCGGACACGATGCTGGAGTCGTACGTGGCCGCTGAGTTCCCCCAGCACGGTCTGAAGTACCTGACGAAGGAGGTCTTCGGGCACGAGCAGGCCGAGTTGCTGTCGCTGTTCCCGGGGCTGCCGAAGAACCGCCAGAAGTCGTTGCGGTTCAACGAGTTGGAGTTGACCCCTGCGGTGGTGGCCTACGCCTGTGAGGACGCGGCGTGGTGTCTGGGGCTGCATGAGCACTTCTACCCGCGCGTGAAGGACTCGCTGATCTACCGCACCGAGATGCAGATCATGGTGATCCTGGCCCGGATGGAGGACGAGGGGGTCTGCTTCGACTGGGCGGGTATGCGTACGGCGGCGCAGGAGGTCGCGGAGTTCTCCGAGCACATGCAGGCGTCGATCAAGGCCGAGTTGGGCGAGTTGATCGGGCGCGAGGTGGATCTGAATCTGGGATCCCCGGCGCAGGTCGGGAAGGTGCTGTACGAGGATCTGGGGCTGCCTGCGACGAATCTGACGGACACGGGCAAGCCGAGCACGAACGCCGCTGCGCTGGGGATGCTGGCTGGGGAGTATCCGGTGGTGCAGGCGATGCTGGACTGGAAGGAGGTCAACACGCTGCTGACGCGGTATCTGACCAAGTTCCCGGCTGAGTTCAACTACGCCCCGGACGACCGCGCGCATCCGAATCACATGCAGGCGGTGGTGCCCTCGGGGCGGTTCTCGGTCAACGACCCGCCGTACCAGCAGTTGCCGAAGAAGTACCACTACGAGGTCGCCGGGAGGACGCTGGATCTGAACTTCCGGGACTTCGTGGTGGCCCCGGACGGCTGGCGGATCGTGGGGTTCGACTACTCCCAGGTGGAGTTGCGGGTGCTGGCCGGGGAGTCGGGCGAGCCCGCGCTGCTGAAGGCGTTCTCCGAGGGCGAGGACGTGCACCGCGCGACGGCGGCGCTGATCAACGGCACGTCGAACGATCAGGTCACGCCCGAGCAGCGGCAGAAGGCCAAGGGCGCGAACTTCTCCCTGATGTACGGCGCGGGGCCGAAGAACTTGAGCGAGCAACTACGGATCCCGATTGAGGAGGCCCGGGATCTGTACGAGACGTACTTCCGCATCTACTCCAGCGTGGGGGCGTGGAAGTCCAAGCAGATCGAGTCGGGCAAGAAGTCCGGTCAGGTCTTCACGAAGTTCGGGCGCAGGGTCGTGATCCGGGAGTTCGGCTCGGATCAGCACTGGATCCGGGCCAAGGGCGAGCGGTTGTGCATCAACGCGCCGATCCAGGGCGCGGCGGCTGATTACATGAAGATCGCGATGATCCGCGCCGACCGCGCGCTGCGGGACGCGGGGCTGTCGGATCGGGTCAGGCTGGTGATGAACATCCACGACGCGCTGGAGTTCTACGTGCGCGACGACGTGCCGACCGCCCGGGTGATCGAGGTGCTGGATCCTGCGGTCAGTTTCGAGGTGCCCGGGTTCCCGCCGATCCTGGCCGAGTGGCACGAGGGCACGCGCTGGGGCTCGGTGGAGGAGATCGAGGCCGAAGCCGCCAGCAGCCCCGTAGAGCCCTCGGAGACGCTCCAGGTACAACCAGAAGCGGAGCCCGAGATCGTGGCTGTGGGGCCAGTTGCTGCTCCGCCCAGCCCCGCTGTGGCCGAATCAGCCCCCACGGTCTACGTGGATCTCGTTGCGCTGCCGTTCGCGGATGAGTACCAGGGGTTCCTGGACTGGCTGGCCAGCCGACCGGGGGATCACGAGGTCGTGGTCAGGATTGACGGGCAGTCCATCCGGGTCGGGCGCGCGGGGCTGACGCTGGCTGATTCCGGGGAGGTCGCGATGATGTTGACAGGGGCGTCGGTCGTGCTGGCTGCCGACGCCGTGGACACCGAGGCTCTTGGGGAGGGGCTGTGAAAGAGGCACAGAAGGGCCGTGGCGAGCAGGTTCGCAAGGCGGCGTTGAAACGAGTCCGGGACGGATCAGTATTAGACACGCCAGAGGACTTCCTCGGGCTGGTCAGGCAGGCGGCGCAGGAGGTTCGGCGTTCGCAGGCGTGGAAGAGACGGCGTGACAAGGCGGCGTAGAGCGGAGAAGGCGCGATGCAGGTGATGGTGGGCTGGAGCGGAGAGACAGAACGCAACGTGTGGCACAAGCACGACGTGACCCTCGGGGACGCGGATCTGGACTCGTTCGGCAACGAGTATGGGTTCGTGCCGGGGGACACCACGAGTCGTTGGCGGTACTCGTTCCTGGAGAACGAGGCCACCCTGATGGTGTGCGCGTGGGTCGCGCGGGTCAGCGAGCACGAGGTGTCGCAGGCCGCACGCGAGCGGGTCAAGGAGTGCGTTGATCGCCGCGAGCAGTTGCTGGAGAAGACCCGTTGAGTGCGCTGGCGCAGTTGTGCGAGCAGTTGGAGTTGCTGACCGACGAGGCGCTGGATCTGCGGTACTCAGCCACTGATTACTCCCAAGCGCCGAGCCTGCCCGAGCCGGGGACGCCGCTGGACGACGTGCTGGTGTCTCTGGTGCACGTCCGACGCCGGATCGACCGTGTGGAGGAGATCCTGAGCGAGGCGATCCGTGCCCGGGGCCGGATCCGTCGGATGCACGACACCGCACAGGCCACGGTGCAGGAGAAGTGGGACGAGGCGGTGACCACTGATCCCAGGATCAACAGCGGGTCGTTCGTGGCTCCCAAGGAGAAGTACGCGCAGGCGAATCTGGCCACGATGAGCCTGAAGCGCCAGATGCTGTTGGCCACCGACGCTCTCTCGCGCGCTGACGACGCCGTGGAGGTCATCCGGCAGGCACACCGGGGTCTGGATTCGCTGCGCTACGACCATGTGGTGCTGATCCGCGCCCAGACCGTGCTGTCCAGCCTGGAGGTCTAGGTGGACTTCTACAGGTGCAAGTATTGCGGCTCGGTGTTCCCCGGGCAGCACCGTTGCGGCGGGGTAGCCACTGATCCCATGCTCGGAGGAGCGGTGCTCACCGCGCTGCAGCGCAACGAGATGATCCAGCGCGACCGGGACGCCGACCCCGGGTACGAGCAGCGCCGGGAGTCGGACTGGCGCACGCAGGTGACGCTGAACATTCCGCCGAGTTCCCCGTATAAGGAGAGTGCAGGAACACAGACTGCACATCACGATGAGTCAGGAGTAGATAATGGGCAGGGTTGATTTCACGCCGAAGAACCAGCGCGTCGATGCGACACGGTTCCCGAAGGTGAAGTTGGAACAGAACCAGAGTTCGCGGATCATGCTGGTGGAGAAGGCTCCGGTGGAGGAGTGGGTGCACACGCTGCGTGCCCCGAAGATCCTCAACGGGGTTCCGCAGACCGAGGTGCGCCGTCGCAAGGACGGCAGTGAGTACACCGATTACGTGCGGGAGTACATCTCCCGTCCGCTGTGCTTGGGCGACCCGGGCATCCTCGCGGACAAGGGCGTGGATCCGAAGAACTGCCCGATCTGCGCGCTGGCCAACTCCGAGATGACGCAGCCCCCGGAGCGCCGCTTCGCGCAGCACGTCATCGAGTACGCGGTCAAGCAGGGCACCACCGAGGTCGCCACGCCGTTCCAGGTGAGCCTCAAGGTGTGGGCGTACACCGAGCGCACGTTCGACAAGTTGGTGGGCTTCGCCACCGAGTGGGGCGACCTGCAGAAGCACGATCTGCTGCTCGGCCCGTGCACCAACGCGCAGTTCCAGCAGTTCGATATCAACATCTCCCCGAAGGCCGAGTGGCTGGCCTCGGACGACCGGAAGAAGTTGGTCGCGGACACCTTCAAGGAGAACAAGATCTCCGAGAAGGAACTGTCGGACTTCTGTGGCCGTAGCGTCCCGAAGCAGTACATCGAGGACGATCTGGCCAAGATCCGTTCGGCGTGGGCCATCGTGAACGCCAGCCGGGACGCCGCCGACGGCGCTGATTCCGCGATGGAGAGCCTGGACGAGGGTCTGGACGATCTGCTGACCGCGCAGACCGGGATGGACTCCGAGCCCGCCGAGGAGAAGACCGAGGCCGAGAAGCCCGAGGTCAGCGTGGAGACTCCTGCCCCCAAGAAGGAAGAGGTTGACTTCGATGACCTCTTGAACATGGGCGGCTGATAGTTCCATGTTGCTCGTGGAGCAGCCGAGCAAGATTGTTCTGGGTGTCGATCTGGCGTCCCGTTACAGCGCCGCAGTGCTTTGGGACGGGAGTCAGGTCGTCACCCAGTTCGATTCTGTGGGCTTGGATGCCTCCCAGTGGGTGTGGCACTTGGGCGGCAGCGCAGACGGGGCCGTGGTGGTCGTGGAGGACGTTCCCCCGAAGATCCAGTGGGCTGGCACCGTGAAGCGGGTCTGTCGGCTGCAGGGCCGGATCCTGCAGGCCATGCCGAAGGCCGAGGTGTGGTTCGTCCCCCCGGCGATCTGGCAGCGGTCTTACGAGGGCGTGTGGCGCGGCAAGGAGGCCGGGGCCGCTGCAGCCGCCGAGGCGCTGGGATACAGCCCGCCGTCGCTGGTCGGGGATCCCCGGTTCGAGGAGTTGGGGCGCACTCCGTCGGAGCGCAAGCGGCTGGCCAAGAAGGTGATGAGTGACTACGTGGACGCGTTCCTGATTGCGCACTGGGCGTTCGAGCAGGATCTGGCGACGGTAGCCAACGTGAAACGAGGAGACGAATGAGCAGGCGCGAGGAGTTTCTGGACACCGCGAAGAAGTACATCTCGGGGCCGAGGGCCGACGCCTACGGAAGTCCACAGGACAACTTCGGGGTGACCGCTGAGATGTGGTCGGCGTACAAGGGGATCCCGTTCAGTGCGACCGACGTGGCACTGATGATGATCCTGCTGAAGGCGGCACGGCTGGGCCACAACGCGGACTCGTTCGACAGTTGGACGGATATCGCGGGCTACGCCGCGCTGGGGGGCGAGATCAGTGTCGGAGAGTAAGAAGAAGGAGACGCTGGCCGCACGCAAGGCACGGCTGTCGAAGAAGTACAACACGAGCATCGGTTCGCTGTCCGAGGTGGCCAAGGAGGTGAACTGCATCCCGACTGGCAACATCGCTATCGACCACATCCTGGGCGGCGGGTTCCCCCGGGGGCGGCTGATCGAGTTGTACGGGCCTCCCAGCAGCGGGAAGTCCACCATCGCGCTGCAGTCCGCAGCGGAGTTCCAGCGGCGGGCCAAGGCCGGGGATCCGGGGTACGCGGGCAAGGCGATCCTGTACCTGGATCACGAGAACGCGATGGATCCGGCGTACGCGAAGGCGCTGGGGCTGGACATTGACGACGAGTTGTTCCTGTTCGCCCAGCCTGATTCCCTGGAGGACAGCGCGAACATCTCCCGGGATCTGGTGTCCAGCGGCGAGGTGGGTCTGGCGATCTACGACTCGGTGGCCGCGATGATCCCGCAGGCGGCGCTGGAGGCCGAGACGGGCAAGAACTCGGTCGCGCTGCAGGCCCGGGGCATGGCTGAGTTCCTGAAGGCGTACGTGCGGGAGTTGTACTCCACGGACACCACGGCGATCTTCCTGAATCATCTGGCCGAGGTGATCGACATGGGCGGGGGCGGCAAGCCGGGGATGAAGCGGTACACCACCCCGGGCGGTCGGGCGCTGAAGTTCTTCGCCAGCGTGCGGGTGGAGTTCCGGCAGATCAAGAACATCACCGAGGAGGTCTACAACGACCTCACCAACGACACCACCAAGCAGGTAATGGCCACTGATGTGAAGGTGAAGGTGGTCAAGAACAAGGTCGCCCCGCCGTTCAAGCAGGCCGAGGTGCGGGTGCGCTACGGGAAGGGCTTCGATCAGGCGTACAGCGCGTTCGACATTCTGGTGCGCTACAAGAAGGTGGTCGCCGCTGGTGGGGGCTGGTTCTACTTCGAGCGCGTGCCGACGCTGGCCGACGGAATGCCGTTGTCCGGGCCGGAAGGCAAGCAGCGTCCTGCGTTGCGGGGCGTGAGCGCGGTGCTGCGGTACGCCGCCGAGAACCCGATCTGGGGCCAGGAGTTGGTGCGTTTGGCCGTCGAATGTCTGGCTACGTCCCCTGATGATGAACAGTTCGCCGCGACCCCCGTATTAGAAGAGTCCGAGGACGACGAATCCCTCGAACAGGAAGGATGATCATGGCGAATGTGACTATCGACCAGATGCGCGACAAGTTGCTCACTGTGGATGAACTGCGAACCGAGTTGGCCCAGACCGAGCC